TAATTCATAAATAAATATTTTTACAAATATATAAATTAATTTCTACCGAAGGTGTGTCTTGTTATTAAATAAGTGGTTTATTTCGTATCTTTGCAAATAATTTTATAGATATGATAAACCAAGTTTATACTACAGTTTTAGCAATTATAAATAAAGATAATAGAGGTTATGTATCTCCGTTAGAGTTTAATTTATATGCAGAACTTGCTCAAATGTCCTTGTTTGAGGAATTATTCCATAAATACTCTAAATCAATTGTAAAGCAGAATGCAAGAATGTATCATTCTGAGTATTCAGATATACCTAAACACATAAGAGAAGTAATAGATGTATTTACAAATGAATGTAAGTTATCTCAAAATTTAGTTTCTTTATTATGGTATCCTAATACAACTGATTTTTATAGATTAATTAAGATAGATTACTTACAAAAGGAATTAGAAGAGATAAGTAAGTTAGAGGTAAATAGGGTGTTAAATAATAATTTAATCGCTCCTACGTTACAATATCCTGCTTATATATCATTAAATGGTGGTTATAGATTATATCCTACAACTATTGTTGGTGCAAATGCAGATGTAACATATATTAGAAAACCTAAACAACCTAAATGGACTTATCAAGTAGTTGGAGGTAATCCTTTATTTAATCCTACGGCTACAGATTACCAGGACTTTGAATTTCCTGAGTCTATGTTTAATGATTTAGTTGTAAAGATTTTAGGGTATGCTGGAGTAGAGATAAGAGAGGCTGATATAATTCAAGTATCACAAGGAATGGAAGTTAATAACAATAACCAAGAACAATTATAATGGCACATCAAATTTTACCACCTATAAATTATTATCAAACAGAAAGTAATTGGGGAAGTTATCAATACGTAACTTTGTCTCAGTTAGTTGATAATTTCATATTAAACTATATTGGAGATGACAAGTTATTGTCTAATGTAAAGAGATATAATGTATTAGCTCAATTTAAGAGGGGTATTCAAGAATTTAACTACGATACATTAAAAGAAATTAAAGTAACAGAGTTAGAGATTAATGATAATTTAACAATTACACTTCCTCACGATTATGTTTCTTATGTTAGAATATCTATTGTTGGTCAAGATGGTTTATTGAGACCATTGTCGCAAAATTCTTATACAGCTTTAGGTTCTGCTTACTTGCAAGATAATCAATTCAATATTTTATTTGATGAAGCAGGATATCCATTGGAAGCAGAGGAAACTGAAATGGCTAAGAGATATAAAGTTGGTAGTCCATATTCTGAAGGAGATTGTGAGTTACCATTTGATAATTCACCTGCTTATGGTTTAAAACCAGATATTAATGCTAATGGGTATTTCAATATAGATAAGAGAAAAGGTGTACTATCATTTTCTTCAAATGTAAAGAGTAATCTAATAGTTATAGAATATGTATCTGACGGATTAGAATACAACAATGGTGATGAGGTAATGGTTCATAAATTAGCAGAAGATGCTTTGTATAGTTATGTTAAATACCAATTATTAAACAATAAATATGGTGTTCAAGAATACATTATAAATAGAGCTAAGAAAGATTACTACAGAGACTTACAAAATACCAATATAAGAATGCTTGATTTAAGAGGAGATGAACTTCTTATTATGTTAAATGGTAGAAAAAAATGGCTTAAATAATGGGTAAAATTCAAAATAATTTTCTAAAAGCGACAGTTAATAAAGATCTTGATGAGAGATTAACTCCTAACGGACAGATGACAGATGCTACCAATGTTATGGTTATATCTGAAGATGCTGGGAATGTTGGTGTGTTAAAGAACATAAAAGGTAACTTAAAAGTTACTAATACAGGAATATTAGGAGCAGAAACAATAGGTAGTATTTCAGATGAAGCAAGGAATAGGGCTTTTTATTTTGTAAAGGGTCTTGGATATGATTACGTTATTCAATATGATACTGAGGTTGATGATGTGAATACCGCATATACTATTGTATTGCAAGATACAGCAGGTCGTGTATTAAATTTTGATACCGAATATCGCATATCGCATTCTGACATATTTACAAGTGTAGAGGGAGATGATTTATTATCTTGGACTGATGGTTTAAATCCACCAAGAATAATCAATATAGAGAGAGCTAAGACGTATGGTATCAATGGTTTTTCAGAAGATGAAGTATCTGTAATGAAGCCTTCTCCTATTTTTGCTCCAAGTGTAACACAAGTGCAATCTAATAATGCTGATTTTGCAGGATTTCTTAGAGATAAATTCTTATCATTCGCTTATAGATATAGATATAAAGATGGATATTACTCTTCGTTTTCATCTTGGAGTCCTTATGCCTTTACTCCAGGCAGTTTTAATGTTGATTTAGATACGTCAACTAATTTAGCGATGGAGAATATATCTAGGGCTTATCAAATATCATTCAATACAGGACCAAGAGAGGTAGAAATAATAGAGTTAGTGTTTAAATTATCTAATAGTAATAATGTTTATTCTATTATCAAGTTAAATAAAGCAGATGAAGTATGGGCTAATAACTTTAATAAATCTTACTTATTTGAAAACTATAAGGTTTATAATGTATTGTCTGAGAATGAATTTTTTAGAAGTTTTGATAACGTACCATTAAGTGCTTATGCTCAAGCAAGGATAGGTAATAGATTAGTTTATGGTAACTTCGTAGAGGGTAGAGATATAGATTCTATGGTAGACTTTTCAGTTGATTATGATAGTAGAAAAATAAATACATTAGACATAGAGGAAGTTGGTAGTTACGAGTCTCCTGATGCGTTACCAGCTCTTTTAGATATGTGGGGTGTTTCAGATAGTGTAACAGAAATAGGTGGTGGTGCAGGAATAGTTATGGACTACACAACTAATGTAGCCACAATTACAAATACACATCCTACTGACGGAAGAGCTTTAAGAGTTATCGTTGAAACAGAAAAAGAAGCTACTTATTCTTCTGTGCCATTTACATTAAAGATGTACTTTGATGGAATTCCTACATCATTTTCTATTGGAACTAATCAAGTGAATTCAACTCAATCTTGGGGTGGATCTATTGGTTATGAATTATTAGCAGGCGAAAGTGTAGATGTTTATTTTGAAATAGACAGTACATTACCTTTACTTTTAAAGCCAACTATTACATTTAGATTGGTTAATTTACTTGCGACTACTACATCTCAAAAAGGATTTGATTCAGATGACTACTATCAATTATTCTCTAATGACGATAATGTAATAAATAAGAAATCTTTAGATATTGATTTTACAAATATACCAGTTACAGATGGTACACAAATATTATTTGACTTTGACATAAGAACTTATTTCTCTCCAAATGATTTTTTACCACCTATAGATAATCTTAATCTATATACTTTTATATATACGGTTAATGGAACTTATGCAACTAAAGAAGCGTTTATAAATGATTCGAATTTTATATCTCAACTTGAGACTTTTTTTTCAACACAATTAGCATTAGCAGATTCAAATTTACCTGGAGTTATTAATGTTGTCATTGATCCGTTATTAACAAGTTTTAATCCTACCACAAATGTACTAAACTTAATAATACCAAATAGAACAATAGATATAGAAGAGTCTGGAAGTGGTGATTTAGAGGAGAAAATAGATTACCTTTTATGCGAAGGTGTATTAATATCATATTCGTTAGGCACATTATTTACAAGTATGCACTCTTCAAGAGATTATGAGGTTGGTATGGTATTCTTAGATGATAAAGGAAGAAAGACAACTGTAATAGACTCAAAGAATAATAATGTTTATGTAAATGTTTCTGACTCTGTAACTCAAAACGTACTAAAAGTTACAACCACTGGAACACCTCCAAGTTGGGCTAAGTATTATAAGTTTGCTGTAAAATATGATAGAGGCAAGTATGACACTATATTTACAAAGAAAGTGTATACAGTAGGTTTATTCTCTTACTTAGAACTTGTTGGAGACAATAGAAACAAAGTGAAAGATGGTGATTACTTGGTTGTTAAAAGTGATTTAAACGGTCCTTTAAATAGTTATGTAAAAGTAAAAGTTTTAGAGGCTAAGTTTTACGATAAAGAGGAAATAGATACAGATACAGAAAGTGGTTTTTTCTTTAAGGTTAAGGCAGGAAATTTTGATTTAAGAGTTTCAGAAGACGACTTCTTGGAATTTATTGGTCCAGCTAAATCTTATAGAAATCCATACTACATTGAATCAGCAAAGGTAGAGCTTCCAATTGGAACTCCATTAGCTTTTACTGGTGGTAATGTAGTTAGATTTTTCTCTTATTGTAATAGAGGCGGCAGCTCTTCGTTTGAGAATAAAATGGATCAGGAATATTTACTTACAAGAGATTACGCTGACTTTAGAGCTGTGTTTGAGGATGTGATTGAACCATCTAATGCATACCAAAAGTTTGCAGTCGAAGGAGATATTAAGATGTCTTACAAATGGATTCCAGATCCTGGAGGCAGAACCCAAATTAGTTTCGCTCCGCTTACAGGACCAAGAAATAGCGATATAGATACCAAGACAGATATATTTGTTACTAGATCTAATATACCTGTATTTGAAACAATACCATTAAAAAATGATGATAACGTATACATAGAGACTCCTAAGACCTATGTAATAAATAATGGTCAGTATCAATTCACAACTCACACATTAAATGATGTGTTTAATTGCTATTGTTTTGGAAATGGTGTTGAAAGTATATCTGTTAGAGACGAGATGACTACAAACTTCTTAAATTTAGATTATGCTGTAAATGCAGTAAGTGAAGATATATATAGACAAGTAGATAGATATGCTGACTTAACATATTCTGGTATTTATCAAGAGAGTACAAATGTAAATAGATTGAATGAGTTTAACCTATCATTAGCAAACTATAAAGATGATTTAGAAAAGTCTTTTGGTCCTATTATGGTATTAGATTCAGAAGCTACAGATTTACTTGTAATTCAGGAAGATAGATTCAGTAAGGTTTTATACGGTAAAGACTTACTTTATAATACAGATGCAACTACAAACTTATCAAGAATAGAAGATGTATTAGGTCAACAAGTAGTTTATGGTGGTGAATATGGTATTTCATTTCAACCTGAATCTTACGACTCTTACTCTACAAATGCGTTTAGCGTTGATATAAAGAGAGGTTGTATTGTTCGACTTAATGATAGTAATGGTCTTATGGAAATTAGTTCTAATGGAATGAGGGATTACTTCAAGACTTTATTTAGAGACAATGAAATTGTAAACATAATCGGGAAGTATGATGCGTTCTTTGACACTTATATTGTAAACATAAAATACTTAATACCAGGTAAAGTATATACATCAACACCATACGATTATGTAACTTGGGTATATTCTCCAGAGGCACAAGGATTTTTAGGTAAGCAAACATTTAACCCTGATGAAATGCTTAGAGTGAATAATCATTTCTTATCATTTAAAGGTGCAGATGTTTACAAACATAATATAGGTCCTTACAGTAATTTCTATGGAACATCAAATTCTTGTGGTTTTGAATTCAACTTTAATCAAGAACCTTCTACAAGAAAAATATTTAAGAATATTTCAATAGAAGGGAATACCTCTTGGCAAGTAGCTCTTAAAACAGATATGCAAAGTGGTTATATATCAATTGCAGACTTTAAGAATAAAGAAGGGGTTTATTATGGATACGTTAGAGGTGACGATGCGGTAGATACAGCAACATTAGCTGTTAGTGGTATAGGAACAATAGGTAGTATTGTAGGTAACGTTGTTAACTTTAACGGAACTATATCTACTTTAATTAGTGTTGGTGATTTAGTTTTCGATACAAACTTACAACAAGTAGGTACTATAACTGGTATTACAAGCAACTCGATAACGATAAATAGTACGTCACTTATTTCTATAGGAATGTTCTTATTATCTGCAAAACCTAGTAGTGTAGAAACATCAGGTATTAGAGGTTATTATATGAATGTAAAAGCAGAATTAAACACAACAGGATACGCTGAGGTTTACGCCTTAAATTCTGAGGTATCTAAATCTTTTGAATAAAAGAGGTATATTTGCAATATGGAATTAAGAGCTGTTAAATATAGTGATTACGAGCAATTAAAGGAGTGGTGGAGCTTTTGGGAGTTCCCTGCTCCTCCTATCGTTGCACTACCTAAATATGATGAAGAAACAACTACAGGACTAATGGTTACTAAAAATGGTGTAGATGTTTGCGCTGGATTTTTATACGAAACTAATTCAGCATTATGTTGGTTAGAATTTATTGTAGCAAATCCGAATGTAAGTAAAGAAGACAGAGGAGAATGTCTTGATAAATTAATACAAGAATTTACAATAGAGGCTCAGTCATTGGGATTTGGAGCTATCTTCGCATCAATTAAACACCCTTCTTTGCTAAATAGATATATAAAGGCAGGGTATGAAGTAGGAACAACAAATACAAACGAACTTATAAAAACATTATAGAATATATGGGTGCAATGACAGCAATAGCGGCTACAGGAGCATTAGCAAGTGGTATTCAAGCAATATCAGGAGCAAAGCAACGTAGAGATGCAAGACAAGCATTAGAGAATTACGAAAGACAAAACCTAGAGAATGTAGCTGAAGGGTTACAAGTATCTACATTAGGGGCTGACTTACAGAGAGAGGAGCAAGCAAGATTAGCTGCATCTCAAGTTGGAGCATTACAAGGTGCTGGTGTTAGAGGTTTAATTGGAGGTTTAGGTAGAGTTGAAGCTGGTAATCAAATGACTAATAGAGAAATTGGTGCTAACTTAGATGCTCAGCAAAAACAGATAGATCAAATGTATGCTCAAGATGAAGCTAATATAAGAGGTATGCAAGAGCAAAGAGAAGTTAGTGATATATCAGCATTATCTTCACAATATAATGCAGGAAACGCTATGTTATGGCAGGGAATTGGAGGTGTTGCACAAAGTGGAATGGCTGGTCTATCAAACCCTAAATTATGGGATGGAGATGGAGGAGGAGTTGGTGATAAAGTAGATACAACGAAAACAGATAATACAGGGTCTACAGTTATGAATAATTATATGAAGAATTTTGGCAATGGATTTAATATGAGTCAATTCAAACAAAATGTATAGATTATGGCAATAGGTAGAGTAGGAAGTTTTGCAACAGTAGAGCCAGCGTTAGTTGACTTTGGTTCAATGGCTGAAAGAAATATAGATAAGATTAAGGCTGAAGAAGAAGCTAAAGCTCAGGCTAAGGCTAAGGCTGAACAAGCTAAAAGAGATGCTGTAAAAGACTATAAGATTCCAGATAAATTAGGTTTTACAGGAATCGCTGAATTTGATAGGTCAGCTCAAGGAACGTTTAAGAATTTATACACACAAGCTTCTGAAGCAAAACTAATTGGTGATGAAAGAACATTGTTAGAGGCTACAGGGGCTATGAATACAATTATATCTAGATATGACGAACTTAAAGAGTTGATGCCTAGTATAGCTAAAAGAATTGAAACAGATAAAACATTAGATGATGATGCTGGTAATGACCATTTAAGAGACTTGACTACGCTAAGGGATAATAATTATGTTATAAACACAGAAGACCCTAGAAATATAAAAATAGCTTTAAGGGATAAAGATGGAGAATTGCAACAAGAACAATTATTAGATGATTTCTTAGGTACATTTAAGGTTATACCAAGTAAAATTGATTTAATAGATGAAACAAAAAAAGTAATCACAACTATAAAACCATCTGAAATAGAAAGTGGTAGTTATTCTGTTAATAAAAAAATTACAGATATAAATAGCAAAGAGTCTCAACCTCAAGTAAGAGCTATTGAAAAAAATGTAGATACTTGGGTTTCTAATGATAACTTTATGTACTCTTGGTACAAAACAAAGAGAGCGCAAGATAAATCTTTGCCTAACAAAACAACTAATTGGACTGAAGACCAAAGAAAAGAGGCTAAGGAATTTTATATGAGTTCACTTATTGACTCTTATAACAGAGAAGTTGAAATGGGATTTGGCAGTCCTGGAGGTGGTTCTGGAGGAGGAGGTAAGGAAACTCCAAGTATTCCTTCTATAGTAGAACCTGTTGTAGCTGGTACTGTTGGTTTCAATGACTCAGTAGATAAATTATTTAGAAACGGAGGATATACTAGACCTATCTTTAAAGGAGATAAAGGAAATGTTAAGATAAGCGGATTGGATTTAACTAACATTATGGTTAATAAAAATGGAAATATAGTATTTGTTTTAGAACAGCCGATTGGGTCTTCTACAGGTTTAGGAGGAGCTTCTGAGTCAAATAAAGAAGCAGGTAATACATATCTAACAGCTTCAGATAAAGGGTTTAGAATTGCTAGAGAAAAAGCTAAGAATCTTTTAGGGTTAAAAACAGATAAACAATTAGCTTCTTGGGTATCAGGCGGTGAATTAAAATTTAATTCTAACAACAATAACAATAGTAGTGAAGCAGAACAAAGAGGGCTTTAATATAAAATTAAAATTAATATGATTCAAGATCCAGAATACGTAAAAAAAGTACATAAAGCATTAACTGATAAAGTAGATGGTTTTAATAAAAGTTTAGAAGAATTTTCTGCTTCATTAAATGATGATAAATACGTAAGCAATGTATATAAGGCTTTGAGTGATAAAGTAGATGGATTCAGTAAAACTCCTGAACAATTCAAGTCATTAGTGTCTTCACCTAAACCTCAAAAAAAAAATTCAAATTCTACTGTAACGACTCCTCAAAAGGTGTCAGCTACGAAACCAAAACAAAAAACTACTACTTCGGTTGGAGAAAAACCAGTAAAAACTACGCCTTCGGGTTCTTCGTTTGGAGGAAGTAATAATATGTATGGTGGTTTAAATGTATTACCACCTGCACCACAGCCTTCTTCTAAGAAACCAAAAACTTTAAATGAAGCTCTTGGTACTCCAAAAACTATTGAAGAGTCAATTGGTCAGGCTAAATTTGATTTAAACTCTAAAATAAAAGTTCCTCTATTATCACAAAATGAGTTAGTTAATAATTTACAGAAAAATAGAGCTAAAGCTAAAGAAGAAGGATTAGATTCTGTAGTAAATGAATCTAGTACTGATTTTGAGGATGCTGTTTCTGGTAGTGGTATTTTAAACAAAGCAGAGAATTTTATAAGAGGTTCTTGGAACACAGCTATTGCGGCAGCGTCTAAACTTCCATTAATAGGAGAAGAAATTGCAAGTGCGTCTAATAAAATGGGTATTATAGCAGACAAAAACTCTGTAGAGAAATATTTTAAACAAGCTGATGATTTATTCAATAAACAAGGCGTAAAGGCAAGTGAACAAGACAGATACAATAAGGCTAAAGAATTAAAAATAGAGGAAGATAAGAGAAATTACATAGAAAATCAAGACTCTAAGTTTTTAGAAAGTATAAAAAATGATGAATATTTAGACCCTAATACAGGTGTAAAAACAAAAGTAAAAGATTTACTATCTCTTAATGATTATAATAAATACAAAACATTAGATAAAGAAACTGTAGACTTATCTAATAAAGTAAAGTTAAATGATTTAGAGTTACAATCTATATATAAAGAAATACAACAAACAAAAGATGTTCTTAATCATCAAATAATATTTGGAAACTTTCAAGGTGCTACAGATATATATAATAAACTAAAGTCAAAAGATGGTCTAACTAAAGACGAATCAAGCTTTGTTAATTACTATGAAAAAAACAAAGAACAAGCGGCTAAATCACCTATAAATCCCAATCTAAATGAAACCGTAGCAAAATTAAATCAAAGTTTATCAGACAACTCTTCTAAATACAATGAGTCGTTAAAGCAATATTATACGTCTTTAGAAAAATACGAAAATAAGTATGACGACAAAGTAGATGTGTACGAAGATTTTGATAACTCTAAAAGAAGTTATGATAATGTGTTTTTAGATAAGGGTATTATAAGTGCTAAAGAAACCGTTAATGGTGTAGTCAAGATGGTTGAAACTTTAGCTGATTTATCATCTGAAATAAAAACAAAATATAATCTACCAGCTCCAGGTCTTGATAAGTACTTATTTAACAAGGTATTTGAAGGGTATAATTACTATGATTTTAAAAACCAAATAGACAAGGAAAAGGAATTAATTAGAGAAGACGTAAAAGAGGTTACTGATGCTAATAGTCTTATAAACTATTTTTCAGATGTATCATCTACACAATTAGGTCAAATGGCTTTACCTATGATGGCTGGATATGGAAAGATAGCTATGCCTTTATTAAGACAGAGTGCTGTTTATTTTTCAAGTGGTTTTGGTAGAGGTGTTGGAGAGTCTGAAAATTACGAAGAAAGATTAAGTAGAGGAGAAGTTGAGCCAGGAGAAATTGGTAAAGTGTATTCTACTTGGGAGAAAGTGCTACACGGAAGTTTAAGTGGTACTGCTGATATTATAGGTAATTTACCAACAGCTATTAGATTTAGTAAAGGATTGAATAATGTTTTACAAAAACCATCTACCAGCAGTATGTTTTGGAAATCGTTTGCCAAAAAAGGACTTGAATACGGTAAAGAAACAGGTATTGATTTAGGTAAAGAACTTGGTGAAGAAACACTAGCTGAATGGATGCAAAATGCGTCTAAAGTATTTGTATTACAAGACCCTACTGCAAAACTAGGTGACGGAACTATTGATGTATTAAAAGACACTACTACATTTACAGGATTAATGAAGGTTTTTCCTCTATTTGGAAAAGGAATAGTTAATAGAATATCTAATAGTAACGAGTCAAAGCTTATACAAGAAAAAGAAAAAGAACTTGGGTATTGGAAGAATAGAGTAAATGAGGAAGGTATAAGTGAAGATACTAAAAAACTTTATAATGACAAAGCTTTAAAGATAGAATCTGAATTAAATTCTACATACGAAAAAGCTAGAAAGAGAATAGCTGAAAAACCTTTTCTATTAAAAGAAGTTGAAGATGTAAATTCTCAAATTGAAGAAAAAATAAAAGAAGGTTATTCTATAAAGGATAATAATGAATTAACAGATTCAGAAAAAACTATATTACTAAAAGAAAAAGAGTTAGAGTATAGTAAGTTAAATGAAAAAAGAGACAATATATTATCTGACAAATACGATCCATTATCTTACTTGCCAGAAGAGGATTCAACTAAACTTAAAGTACAAGCTGCTGAAGAATTAAAGGCAGAAGCTATAAAAAGTGGCATTGAAGAAGGTAAAGTAAACATTAAGGAAGAAGAAATAACTAAAAGAGCAATAGATAATTATGAAAAACAATCTAAAGAAACTACAGCCGAAAAACCCACTAAAGAAGGACCTACAGGGCAAGAAAACGTACAAGATGTTACCTCAACACAAGGACAACAAGATAAAGTCGTACAAGAAAAAAACAAAGTAGAGGAATTAAGAGGTCAAGAAATTGCTGAACTTAAAGAGCAAGTTGAAAACTCTGAAGAATTTATTACAGATGGTAAAGTAGATGCTACTAAAATAGCCGAATCTGACAACGCAAAGGCAAGGGAAATTTACGCTAAGTATGATAAGTTACTAAAACCATTATTAACTAACATTAAAACACAAGAAGATGCCATTCAAGAGCAAAGCACAAGTGAAGGCGTGTTACGCCCAGAACAATCCGAAATGGGATTGCAAGAAGTGGTCCAAAGAGACCAAGAATCTGAAGTCACTACCGAAAAAATTGAAAAAGTAGCTAGAATATCTGGTGTTAAACCTAAAAACATAAAAGGTTTATACGATGTAAATAGAAAGATGTTTGGTCAAAACAGAGTTAAGGCATTAGCTTCTGCTGTGATTATGGATAGAATGATAGGTTCTATGGCTAAAAGAGCTAATGTAGATAAGTCTGAAATATATAAAAAAATAAGGTTTGAAAAATCAAGTGAAACAGACTTACCTAAAGGTATTAAATTTCAAGTAGATGCTTGGCACGGAAGCCCTCATTTTTTTGATAAATTTACAACTGAAAAGATGGGTACTGGAGAAGGTGTTCAAGCATTTGGTTGGGGATTATATTTTACAGAAATTAAAAGTATTGCTGAACATTACGCTAAATATTTGAGTTCTCCTTTATTTGAAGATTTTGTTAGTAAATTACAGAAAAGTAATTTATCAAAATTGTCTATATTGAATATATCTGAATTTTCAGAATATTATTCGTACGATTATGACAAAGTATTAAATGCTTTAGAAAGAGAACAAGACAATGAAGCTATAAAATACATTAAAGAAAATAAGAATGAGTTATATAATTCAAAAATAAGAAACTTATACAAGGTATCTCTACAAAAAGGGAAAAAAGCAGGAGAATATACTTGGTTAGAGTGGGATAAACCTGTTAGTGAAGAAATATTAAAAGATATAGCTAATAAAAATGATTTAATACTTGATGAAGAGTATGGATTAGGCATTCCTAATTTTATTGTTTTAGATGAAGATGGGATGGATGTTGTTGGTGAATATATGAGTTTAAAAGAAGCGGAACAGGTAGTAAAAGAAGCTAAAGAGGAAGGAGAATTGTTAACTATTAGCCAATATGATTATGACTATATTCCTATTGAAGACATAAAAGGTAAAGATTTATATAGAGCTTTAGAGTCTAATTTTAAATCATCAAAAGAAGCATCGCTTTTACTTTTAGGGGCTGGTATAGACGGAATAAAATACCCAGCAGAAAGTATTTCTCGTGGAGCAACATCAGATACAGCAAGAGGTTTTAACTATGTTGTATTTGATGAAGATGCTGTAAGTATAGATGAAGTTATTAGGTTTCAAAAAGACGCTAATAAAGCTCGTGGTGCTGCAATGGTAGCTATGGATGGTCAAGCTATAATATACGCTTTAACAGACCCTAATGTGTCCACGCCACTACACGAAATGGCTCACGTATTTGAACATTACTTATCAAAATCAGAGAGAGATGCAATTATAAAGAGTGCAGGTACAAAAGGATGGACTATTGAAACAAGTGAATTCTTTGCAAGAGGTTTTGAAAAATACTTAGCAGATGGTGTATCTCCTATACCTTCATTACAGAAGTTGTTTGATAAATTTAAAGAGTGGTTATTAGATATATATAACGGTATTCAGGGAAGTGAAATAGATATTAAGTTGAATGACAAGATGAAGTCTATTTATGATTCTATGATTACCGAAGAAAAATTAGTAGAAAGTATTTTTGATTTAGATAAAGATGCAGATTTAAAAGACAAAGGTGTTTTAGATAAAGTAATTAACTTCTTAGATAAAGCAGAGAAAGAATTACAAGACATTCAAAAAAGTGGTGTTAAAGGAGTGTTAATTCCTGCTCCTGCTGTTCAAGTAGCTATAAAAGCTATGAAGGGTGCGTTAAAAACAGTTAAAACTATTGGAGAATTAATTGAAGTTGGTATTAATGCTTTAAAGGAAACAGAGTGGTATAAAAATTTGACTCCTGAAGTACAATCTAATATAGAAGCAGAATTACCTACATCTTTGTCTGAATATGTATTTAAAAACCAACAAAAGAAAGCACAGAGAGATGAAGTTAAGGCTGAATCATCTAAATTAAATAAAGAAAGAAAAGCCGCTATTAAAAATGTAAAATCAGGAAAAACAGGTTTTTTAAATAATCAATCTCCTACATTTAGATTTGTTTCTCTAAACCCTAAGATTGTAAAGCTATCTTTAAGTCCTGAGATGTTTGAAAAATACAAGTCATATATCAATGTTTTATCTAAAAGAAGATTATCATTGAATTTATCTGAACTTGGTGGTATTGAAGAATTTTCTAATTTCTACAAAGAGGTAGAGAAAAAATATATGGATACTTCTGATAAAATATTGTCTATACAAAATGAAATAGATAATTTTGAAGAAGCAAATCCTAATGCTAAAAGAGATTCTTTTAAACCATCTGAAAACGATAAAGAGTTTTACAACGAAAATAAAACTTTATTTAATTTCAATAATGTTGATAGTGAAACAACAGACGATGTTGATGAAGAGTTAGATAATAGTAAGGAAGAGATAATTAACAATATTCCTACTATAAAAGGTATAGCTACAGATTCAGAGTATAGTCCTACATCTAAATCTTTCCAGATATTGTCGTTGTTTGCTGATTTAAAACAATCTGATTTGGATATGTTGAATAGAAATCAAATCATAGGATTGAATAATGCAATCAATGCGATTGTAGATGGTTTTGAAATACCGACTTATGCAAATGATATATTTACAGCGGTAATGGCAAATAGAAATAAATATGGTTTATCTAAGAATGTAGAAGGTAGTTACAAAAAGACTGGATTAGCTTCTAATAAAATATTTAAGGCTATTGATAGTTTGTTTAGTAGATTTAGACAAGATGAAAAGACTAAGGCTTACAAAACCAATTTAACATCCATAGATGCTGCGTTTAAAATATATGGAGGCATACCTAAAGTAGCGGACATTGTAGCAGAAAACTTTAAGGGTATTCCTGTATTAAGATATATTATGGGAGCTATACAAAAACAACAAGGAAGAGTTAATGCTAGAGTAGAAGAGGTGATGTCTAATCTTGATAAAGTTAGGGGTAAATTAATTGAGAAGTCAAAGGATTACGAAGAGTCATTAATGAAGATACATTTTGCATTTCTTTCTGCTCAAAAGAATTCAAATCCTGATAATAATACAGTTCAAACTGCAAAAGATTCATTCTTAGCAAATTCAAAATCAAGTTCTTATACTAAATCAGAGAGAAAGAAATATGCTGAATTTATCAATAAGTATGGAGATTATAGTATTACTTACGATAATGGCGTTTTAAAAGTAACAGATGGGAATGGAAATGAAGTAAGTGATTTCTTTTCAAAAGAGGAACTTGATTCGTATAATGCAATAAGAAAAGAGTTAGATATACAAGCAGAAGCCGCTTATGAATCTCAGTTTTATCACGAAAAAAATGCTTCTCCACTTATCACAAATTACTTTCCTCAAAATAACTATTCAAAGGTATATGGAAACGAGGAGTTAGATACATTGCAAAAAGCATTCAATAATCCTTCTTTAAGGTCTTCTAATGTAAAGAGTAGGGTATCTAAACAACAAGCTCACGCTGTAGGTCATAATCCTTTTTCTATTGCCGTATCTGCTATTAAGAGTGTTGAATTACAACACAAACTACTTACTGATGTAAATATTGCAAAAAGGGCTTTAACTGACCTTATAAAAGAAAATGAAGGTAATGAAGATTTAAAGTTTTTATATGAAAACATTTTAGGTGTTGTAAACAAATTTGTAGAACAAACTCAAAATGCAACAAGGATAGATGCTGATTCTATTGGAAATGATATTTCAAGAGTCTTAGAAAACATATTCTTTAGAAGTACATTAGCAAGTGTTGATAGAACGATTAAAGATTTAACAGCTAACTATACTGGTTTATTGTTATCTGATGGAGAGAAACTTCTTTCATCAAAATTAGTAGATGATTTAAATAGTGTGCCTAAAGAAAAAAGAAAGGAATTAATAAAGAACTTTTTAATTAATTCTGGAGCTAGTCAACCAACAAGATTAATGAATAATGACTTTGATGTTAAGACAAGTAGAATTGATTTTCAAACAGAAGGGGCTTCTTCATTATTAACAAATAGAGGTTTTAGTAATAAGTTTAAAACATTTATAGATTCTGCGACAAGGAAGACAAAATTAAATATTCCAGGTGATTTTGCTAAGAGAATGAATGAACAATTACAATCTTTCTCTGATAACGCTCCTGCATTATCATTATGGGCTGGTTCTTTTTACAAAGAGTTTGAGGCATTATCTGGCACAAGTGTTGATATGCAAAAAATAGCATCAGGAGATAAGGCTTACTTATTAAAGTATAAAAAAGAAATAGAAATAGCTTCTTTAATAGCTAACTATACTTTATCATCAAGACTTGGTAGTAAGAATATAGCAGAGGGTGTTCAAAAAATAATTGACTTATCAAAAAATCAAGGAGGTAATAATGTATTTGAAAAGTATATGAATTATTTGTTTTCTAGATTTAGAATTATATCTGCAAGAGACACAAGAACAGCTATTAATAACCTTATCGAAAATGGATTTGGAGATGAGAGAGGTGCGCAAGAAAGAATTATAGTAGGTAATGCACTTAGGAATGTAGTATATACTGCATTAGCTGGAGTAATACCATTAAAGTTTGCGTCTTTATTAATTGGTGGAGATGATGATGAAGAAAATATAAAAGACAATTTTGATGATATGAGTTCAGATCCTGACTTTATGAAAGGAATAGTTGAAATTTACAATAAATATGAAGAACAAGCTAAGAATTTAGAAGATTCAGATGAGTATATGCAGAAGGTTCTTGAAATGTATAGAGATAGGAGAAGTGAATTAATGAATTTATTAAAAGATGATAGATTCAGGGAGGCTGTAGAGGCTAGATATAGATTCTTTGCTAGAGAACATTTTAACAAAATAATAAACGGACATTCCGCCAATGTTGATGCTATGAAGAAACTTGATGGAAATATGTCGTATATAAATAATGTAATTAAAATGATTGATGATAAAGATGAACCTGTTAATTACACTAAGTACGTAGATTTATTAAGTTATATTAATTCTGAGTATGGTTATACAAGATATAATGCAGAAGAAAGAAAAGATATATTAGACAAAGCTATTTCAAGAATGGAAGAAGATGGATTCTATACTTTTAAAGAAAGAAATGGTGGTTTAAATAAAAAAGGAGAATATGATATAACTACTAGTGAAGGTAAATTTAAAGTAGCTAATTTATTTCAAACAATAGATATGTTGAAAAATCATAGGTATAACTCAATAGAAGGTAGAGCATTAAGAGGCGCTTTAGAATTTAGTATTAACACAGCTGCTGGCTCAAGAGGTAATATAAAGGTAAGAGCTATATCAACACTTGTAGAGGTATTAAATAAATACCAAAGAGAAGAAAGATATGGTTTCTATGATTCAAGTAAAGACAGAATAACTAATGGATTTGGAAGAACAATGCTAAATGGAGAAACAGCATTTGATGGAAAATTTAAAGTTGAAGAAGATGATATTACAGGTAAAAGTTTAGGATTGTCGAAAGAAATAGGTGATGTAATTAATATGACAGTACCAGAGCTTGCTATGATTTCAAAGATGACATCAGAACCAAAGTATGCTGACATAGGAATGTTATTAGGATTACCAACATCAACTGATTTATCTAAAATACTTAGAGAAGTTGAAAAAGATGAGGTATATCAAAATGCAAGAGGAAAAGTATTTTACGATGCCTCTGAAAAAAATAAGGTATTTAATAAAAAAGATACTCTATATAAGTTTCCTATAAAAATGGATGTAGAGAGTTCAAAAGTAATTAAGAAATAAAATTAAGAGAGGGGCTATAAACCCCTCTTTTTTTATAACAACTCCCTTAAATCTACTTTCTGATAACCTTGTGGTTTTAAAACCTTTCCTGAAGCATCTTTTAATACTTTACCATTCTCTTGGACCTTAGTCATATTATTCTCGTGAACAAGTCTAAAGCCTTCTACAAACTCTTTCTGCATACCGTGTGCATTAATAGTGCCAAATAATACATAAGCCTGGTCAATTAAAGCATCAAGTATTTCTACCTTATCTTCTTGTATTCCTGCTACCATATACTCTCTATTTTCTTCAGACATCAAGTGATACCTTAGTGATATTGTGCTTTGGTCTTGTGCTACAGGCTTATCATTTACCTCTTGGTCGCAAGCCTTCATAAAGTTTGCAACCATTTCTAACATTTTATTTATTTCCATATTAATTATTTTAAATGTACACAATAGATGTCTTATCTAATTTACCTTTACACAATAAAGAACTAATGTATTTGTATTTTAAATTAAGACTATTACAAGCATCAATTAATGAATCGTAAAATATGCCAGTATTTTTATCTAAAACCATCTTTGAATTTACCAGTAATTTTTCACCGCTTTTCCTATAAAATACTTTAACAGGATTTTTTTCTTCATATTCTCCTTTTTGATTTATACTAAAATTCTCCCAATTATACAAGGCTTTTTGATAAGCTTCAGAAGCTTCAATTTCTGTTTTAAACGAACCAACATACCTTTTAGTTCCATTTATTCTTAAAGTAGACTTCCATTTGTTTATGCTGTTACTATTTTTAGTTACCCCTACATATTTTGAAGCAGGAATGGGTCTATTAACAACGGTAGATGAATTTAATCTTGCAGTTAAATATCTTAAATTTGACAATATATTACAAGTACGTATATGGTTTTTGTGATCGACTAATAAATTAGACTCTCCTATGAAGCTTCTTAAAACTAATCTATGAACGTAGTGAGACTTTTTAAATCCATTATCATCGTAAAGCAATACAGATAAATAATCTTTTCCGTTATTTGATTGTCTTAATATTTTTTCTTTTTTATGATGTACGTTTCCATTATTATGTTTAACCACTCTGTTGCAAGATTTAATTCTTCCTAAATTAGAAACTTGATACAAACCTTCATATCCAGGAATATCTTTAAATTCCTCTAAACAATTTAAACCTTCCTCATTTATATAAGAAAGGTTTTTTAAACTTAAATCTTTATAATACTCTATCATACTAAAATATATGTGTAATTCTCGCTATTTGACCGTGTTCTTTAGAATGTAAAAATCCTTCTATAGCTTTAGGAGCATAAACATATCCGTTACGATGATGCCATCCATCAGTTCCAGAAGCACTCCTCATTGACTCTACATTAACACCCATATAGTCTTTACTCATTTTATGATGAATATGATGTGTATATATGTACTTATGCTTACAAAAACTCCAATCCTTAGATTCGTGAGCCATAAGCAAAGGTAAGTCTTGAGTTTTAGCCCCATCACCGTGAGTTGTTCCTATTAGGTTTTTACCATATGTAAAATATTTTCTATGCTGTAAATCGCAATCAAATGTAATGTTTTTACAATCTTTAAAATAAGTTTGGATTACATCCGCTAAAAACCAAGAGTGAGTCCAATCGTGATTTGATGGATTATGAACAAAATGTACGTCAGAAACCTCTAATAATCTTTTTAACACGTCAATATACACATCTTTAGCCATTAAAAAACCTCTATACCAATTTACATCGGTATCCTGTGGCGTTCCAGATGTTGTTGTTTTTTTAGGCGTATCTATATTCAATATATCATTACCAGCAATAAATAGTATTTTGTCTATTTTAAATCCCTTTGTTTTTTCTATTATGCCTTCTACACCTTCTTTAACTCTTTGCACTGCAATTTGGCTGTTATATTCCTCACCAACTTCATATGCATCAGCAAGCTTATTAATATGAATATCGCAAGGGTCTAATACAAGTAAATATTCCTCGCCATCAATAGGTCTATCTCTTACTATTGTTTTTGGTTTATTCGGTAATTCGTATAAATCTTTTAGAAGCTTACTGTAAAATTCTTCAAAACCATCTCCTTTTATCGTATTGCTAGCTATGTTATAATAAGCTCCTTTAGAAGAGTGTGTGACAAGTTTGTACGTCCTAACTTGATCATAAGGTATTCCATAAAATCTACAATACTCGTCTATAGGCATTATTTTACCATCTGGTTTTAAAGCTGATAATTGAGACACAGATTTGTTATATTGATTTGTGTCTGTATTTGTTGTGTTTTCCAAATCTTCATCAATAAACAATTCATTTTTCATTTCTAATTGTTTTAGTTTATTAGAGAATTTCCTCCTCAAACTATCATTGTAATCAACACCTGATTCTTTACAAGCATTAATGCAAGACTGAGTTATATTACCAGTCTTTAAGTACTGTTCCTTAACAACACTTAATAAGTGGTCGTTTATACTATTCTGCATCCTTTAAATATTTCTCCATATTATTTTCTATTTCTTCACACAATACCTTTAACTTAGCGCAAGCAGATACTGTATAAGCTCTTTCTTTATCAATCATTGATTCATATAAGAAGTCTGAGGCTTGATTTACTTTCTTCATAACTCTATTTACATTAGTTACTCTTTGACTATCTAAGATAGCGTTGTTGATTTGTCTTTGTGTGTGTTTAAATTCCATACTTACTTTATTTTATCTAAGATTATTTCCATTGTTTTAACGCATTCAGTTTGGGTTTGTGGTACGAATATATCACATTCGGTATTTGATTGATTTAAAGTACCCTTAAATAGCTTCATTCGCATATTAAATGGTTCAGTTGGTAGTCCTTTTGTTTCTACAATAGCGTAATACCCATTATGATTGATTACAAAATCAGGTTTGTACGACATATTATTTATCTTCTTATGACCACGATTTATAAAGTCGCCTTTACCTGATGCTAATCTAGCGAAGTAGTCGTTATTAAAAACAAAGGAGGACAAAAGCTCAAAGCTTTCATCCTCGTATTTGAAGTTTATCTTATTTTCCTTTAGAAGTTTATACATATGCCCTTCAAGTCTTGACTTAAAGTTTATACCATCAATGGTCATTGCCTTTGATTTTATTAATCTTCTATCTGGTTTTTTTCTGAATGCCATAACTTTTATTTATTATGGACTCAAATTTATTAAAATAAAGTGATGTTTTGAATTAAAGTTATTAACAGTTACAATAGTTTGTCAAAGAACACTACGCCTTTTTTTCTAGCAATCTCTATATTCTTACCAAACTTATCTAAGAACTCTGAAGCTAATATTGCATCTGCTTCATTCATATCAGCAATTTGACCGATCATACGTTGTTTGATATTGATTGAATTGGTAGTAAACTCTGGGTCATTCTTATATACATTTTCATATCCTTTCTTTACAGATACTTCAAGGTCTTTGATAAATAAGTTACCTCTTTTCTTTAGGAGACCATTTAGTTTATATGTATCTGATATATCCAGGAACAATTGCCCTGTTAGTAATAACTCTAATCCGTTTCTTAATTCATTCATAATTTAAAACATTTTTAATTGATTGTCTTCTTGATAATTTATTTCTAATTCAGTTTCGCTTCTATCTGATAAATCATTAATTCCACAAAAACCATTACACTCTAACAAAGGCTTTACTTCTCTACCTTTAATCATAGATATATCTTTTATATTAGGATATTCTGGATGAGGTTTTAGAAACAATAATTGGTTTTTACTTTCTTTAGCTTCTTTAGATTGGTCTTTAAGCATTGTTACTGGAGATCCTTTTAAAGCAGTTAACTTATGCTCCATTTCAGCCATAGCGTCAAACTTATCTGGATACTCATCTCTAATCTTTTGCCAATAACCAATTCCACCTTGAACACAACCTGTTTTAAAGCAATTATTATTATGAAAACCTAATTGATACATTTTAGGAACTTCTATTCCTTCTTTTTGTATTATATCTATACAATCTTTTTTACTGTATCCAAACAATAATAAAGGAAATATAGGTTTAGACTTTGAGTGATTCATTTTCATTGCCTTAGCCCTATTGATTTCTTCTATTTCAAATCCAAATGCCTGATGAGTATATTGATTTTCTTTTTGAAACATCTCTCTTGTCCTTCTTTTTAATTCAGATGAACACACAGCTCCAGTGGCTACATTTAATGATTTATGTTTTTCCCAAACTTCTTGTATTGAGTTATATTTTTCATTCTTTATTGTTTCTATTTCAGTACCATACCAAACTTCGCAATCATTTTTAAAACGATATGTGTCGTCATCTTCATTCATTGTGTCTATAAATATAACCCTAACATTATCTATACCATAAGTATCTATACATATTTTACAAGTTACAGCAGAAGTAACTCCTCCAGACCACCAAGCTATAATATTTTTATTCATATACTTAAAATTTACTTAATTTAGTTCCATTAATCGCTGATAATAGCTTGTGGTATTTACTATTCAATTCTTCGTCATTGTGTCCTTGATTATAGAAAAAGGTTATGCTATTTTTAACTTCTTCCAATTCTTTATAAAGTCTATCTAACTCTATGCTGTGTGATGTGCAACTCATTTTAATAATATAAATGTTAATACTGATGTAAATACTCCTATTGAGAAACCAACTAATATATATACAGTTGTCTCTCTTTGTAATTGTTTAATTATCCTTTCTTGTTCTCTGATAATTGCTATGTGTTGTGATTTCATATTTTAGTTTTTATTAGGGTCTTCTCTTAATTCATCTGCTAACTCTATTATGTATTGGTCTATCGTCATAGGATGCCAAGTCATAGCTATAAGGTGTCCTTTAAATGCATCAAACAATTGCTCTAAAGATACATCTACATTCTTAAACTCTGTTATGTGAGTTTCAAATTCTTTTTCTGTGATTAGTTTCATAATTACTTATTTAAGTTACTTCTATTTTGATGCACTTCTTTTTCCATTTGTTCAAAGTACAAGCCTAAAGCTTCATCTTCATTCATCATATCTTGTAGCATTTCTTTTCTACAATCCTTACAATATAAATCATCTGTATGACCTAATGAAATAATTACGCTACATTTGTGGCATATGGTAGCGAGATATCCACTATTCCACTTATGAATTGGTTTCATCGTTTAAAAATTTTTTGATATCACCTATTGTAAAAATACCTTGTTGTGTATTATCTAAGGCATATACTTTCATATCATCTGGTAAATACACTCCTACAGCAGATAACCATCTTGTATTAATTCCTCTAAAGAAAATAGGTTCAAATATATCTCTTGATATATAATCTAATAAATCACCATCTTCATCGACTAACTTTTCGTGATCAATGTTTTGTGTTAAAATTCCAAATTTTGTACTCATAATTTTTCTGTTATAATTAAATACCCATTATCTTTACTTTCAAAATCCTTAACCTTTAAATCTTTAAAACCAAAAAGAGATAAAGACATTCCAACACTGATGTAAGGACCTCCTGAAGTATCTACCATATCAATCTTATCTTTAATAGAATCAACCATTCTAACATACTTATCATAAACATATTTATTTGTCTCATCATCCCATCTATGCACTTCTTCTTTGAATTGCTTTAAAGACATACAGTGATCGCTATTACAATTATCATCTATGTATTCTTTATATGCTCTTGTGTAATCATTTGGCATTCCAAATCTACAATACTCAAAGTTTCCTTCCCATAACACGTTGCCATCATCTTGCAATGTAAAGGTGAATATTTCACCGTATCTATTTTTATAAGTTTTTTTCATCTTTAATTATTTTTTACAAATTTAATTTTATTTTTCTAATAAACAATTGTTTACATCTAAATTTTCATTTGTTGAGTGCGATAAATCCCTCTCTCTTTCTA